ATATGGTTTACCATGTAACCTTAACAGATCGGGCATTTTGATTGATAGAAAGATAGAGGTTGAAACTAAATGAAAACTTTTGCAGAGCGTTTGAAGAACGCTATGGAACGGGCCAATATGAGCCAAACGGCCCTTGCAGAAAAGGCCGGGGCTTCCAAGGGGGCCATTAGTCAGTATCTTTCCGGGAAAAACACCCCCGGCCCGGAACGTGTAAAGGCGTTGGCCGATGCCACCGGCACTTCCTTTGATTATCTGATGGGCTATGGAGCGGCCCCGATTGAGGAAGCCCCGCCTTCGGTGAAGAACATCACTGTGAAGGATGCCGCCCGGTGTATGGGCAAATCTGATCAGTTTATCAGGATCGGCCTTCAGCGTGGCCTTTTACCCTTCGGGAACGCTGTTCCCGGCATGGGTGATCGGTGGAACTATTACATCAACCCCGCCAAATTCAGGGAGTATGTGGGAACAGAAGCGTTTAACACCTTCTTTGGCCTGACTGCCTGACAGATTGGGGGGGGGGATGAATGAAGCTGGAAGGATGCGGGGGCGAAACACTACGGTTGCCCAAGTCATTCTATGAACGCCCCCTTACCCCTAAAGAAGCCCGATTTGCAACGGATAACATAGATATTGTTTGGTGGTATCTGGATCAACAGGGGCTTGATCGTGCGGAATGGTTTGATGTTGTGATTTTCCGCTATTTATTGACTGTGAAAAGGTGGTTTGCCCTTCCTGATTTGCAAGAAGTGAAGTTCGTAACCCTTGCCTGTCAAGCTATGCGGTCAGCCATTGGAAACGAACAGCGCAAACGGAACCGGGAACCCCGAACGGTCAGCCTGTATGAACCAATCCCCGGAACGGATGATTTGCGTTATATCGACACGATCCCGGCCCCGGAACTGGAATAGGAGTGTGAACCATGCAAGTGAAATTTAATGTTCCGGCCCCACCCAAGAAAGCCTTCAACGGCGGGGCCAAAAGCGAGGAAGTCAAAGCCATTGAAGATTTCCTGACTGACAGCAACGCAAAGAATATGTGCTTCGAGTATGACACCGCCAAGGATGCCAAAACCAAGCTGTCCACGGTTTCTTCTCACCGGCGCAAATGGAATGAGAACAACCCCAAGAAATATGATGCCTACCGGGTAGACAACTGCATTTATATTGTTCGCCTGACAGGTAAAAAGGCATGATGACCCCGGTAAAGCTGTTCCAGCACCAGCAACAGGCCCTTGCCCGGACGGAAGGCCACAACCGATGCGCTTACTACCTTGATATGGGCCTTGGGAAAACCTTTGTGGGTTCAGAGAAGATGAAAAGGTTGAACACAAGGTTGAATCTGCTGATTTGTCAGTGTTCAAAGGTTCATGATTGGATTGAACATTTTCAAACCTACTACACCCGGAATTGTGTTTATGATCTGACTAATCCAAAGATTTTCAAACTGTTCATGGAACAAGCCGCCTGTGACGTTCCCACGCTGATGATTGGCGTGATCAACTATGAACTGACATTCAGACGGAAGATTCTAAAAAACTTGACCGGCTTCACACTGATGCTGGATGAAAGTTCCCTGATCCAGAATGAGAATGCCAAGCGTTCCAAGTTCATTCTTGACCTAAACCCTGAAAATGTGATTTTGCTTTCAGGAACCCCAACGGGGGGCAAGTATGAAAAGCTGTGGAGCCAATGCCGCCTTCTTGGATGGAACATATCAAAGGAACTGTTTTGGAAACAGTACATTGAAACGGAATGGGTTGAAACGGATGGTTTTTGGCGGCAACACATTATTGGCTATAAGAATGTGGATCGCCTGAAAGCAAAGCTGGCTGATCATGGGGCAGTATTTATGACCACCGATGATGCCGGAATCAATCTTCCACCTAAGAATCTGATCTTTGTGAAAACCAAGCCTTCACCGCTGTACTGGAAATTTTACCGGGAAAGCGTGGTGATCACGGATGATAAACGGGAATTGGTTGGTGATACCAGTTTGACCCGCCGCCTGTATCTTCGGCAACTATGCGGCCTGTATAACCTGAACCGCTATGAAGCCTTCTGTGATCTGCTGGACAGTACAGATGATCGGCTGATTGTGTTCTATAACTTCACAGAGGAAATGGAACGCATGAAAGGCATGGTTCAAGCTATGAATCGCCCCGTGTCAATCTTGAACGGGGAAACCAAAGACCTGAACGCATATCAAGCAGAAACCAATTCTGTGACTTTTGTTCAGTATCAGGCCGGGGCTATGGGCGGGAACTTTCAGAAGGCCAACAAGATTATTTATTTCAGCCTTCCCCAAGGGTGGGAATTGTGGGAGCAATCCCAAAAACGGATTCACAGGATCGGGCAGGAACGCCCCTGTTTCTATTACTTGTTATTCTGCCCCGGAACTGTGGAAGATGGTATTTATTCCACCTTACAAATGCGAAAGGATTTCAATGATGAACTATTTAGAAAGTACGACACAGAAACGGCACAACGCCTATAAACGGAACAGGTGGTTCCGCCGAATGTTTACTGTGGCCCTATTTATGGGCTTGCTGGTTGGATTCATTCTTGGGCGGTTGTCAGCCCCGGCAAGTGCAGAAACCACCGTGGAGCCTGAACCGACTGCAACCAGTGTGGCCCCTGATTCCGTGATCAGCGCAACCCCTGAAACAGCAGAACCAACCCTATTGGGTACATACAGAATCACCGCTTATTGTTCCTGTGAAAAATGCTGTGGCAAGTGGGCCGAAAATCGCCCGAATGGAATTGTTTACGGGGCTTCAGGTGAAGAACTGGTTGCCGGTGTTTCCTGTGCTTCTACCTTGCCATTTGGAACGGTTATAGAGATTGAAGGGTTGGGAGAATACACCGTTCAAGATAGAACAGCTTCATGGGTGGTTGAAAAATACGGTGAAAACCTGATTGATATTTACTTTGATGATCATGAAGCCGCCTGTGAATTTGGCCTTCAATATTTGAATGTTTATTTGAAAGGAGATGCCCAAAGTGATCCGCTGTGAAAATGATTGTCCCATTGAAAAGTTCAATGGCTGTTGTTACTGTTGCCCTGATCATAAGGGTTGCGCCGATGCTTGCCAAGAAGATGTAAATGCCTGTGGACAGGCCACCTTCGATGAAGAAACCGGGCTTCAGGCGTTTCAGCATACCCAACTTGCCACCCTGAACGCCATTGCTTCCCTGACGGCCCACAAAAAGGCCATTGAGGAACAGGAAAAGAGCATGAAAGCCGCCCTGTATGATGCTATGCGGAAGTATGGGATCAAGAAGTTTGAATCCGATGTTCTGAATCTTACGATGGTTGAGCCTACCACGGCCACCACCATTGATTCCACCAAGCTGAAGAAGAAATACCCGGATGTGGCGGCGGAATGCTCCAAGACTTCCAGCAAAGCCGGGTATGTGAAAATCACGCTGAAGGATGGTGGAGCAAATGGAAAAACAAATTGAAATTTGCGCTACCTGTATTCATGATGAACCCGGATATTGTTCAGTGATCGGAACTATCCCGCATTGCTGTTCCCGTCATTGGCATTGCAAGCCGGGTAAGGATGCAAAAGACTATGAACCGAAACCTGAAGGCGGTGATCAGAATGAATGAAGCCAAGATTGCTTTACATGACGGAAAAAGGCACCGCTTTATTCAGGTGGAGCGCAACGGCCTTGAACTGTGGGCCGATGTGACCGGGATCAGGAAGAAAAAAAGCATTGACAGTGTTTCTTTGTACCGGCTGGAAGATGATATGTTGTTTTTTGATCACTTTGAACGGGTTTCACTTTTCAGAAAGGCGGAGGGGTATTGATGGCAAGGGATGAATTTTGGGATGCCCTGAAGGAATACGCCCACCAGAACCACCAAGAACGGGTTTCCAAGAACCCTGATCGGATCGCCTATGCCATTCAACAATTTGAAGCCCACGGGATTGAATACCAGTTGAAAAACCAACAAACCGGCCATTTTCATTGTTGGCGGAAGTCAGATGATAAGCTGTTTCAGTTCTACGCTGGAACCGGGAAGATTCAGGGACTTCAAACCCGTGGAATTCACAACCTGATCAAGCTATTGGAAGGGTGATCGTGTGGCCGGTGAAAAAAACTTTGAAACCCGCCTGAAGAAGTGGTTGGAAACAGAAGGAATTTACCCTTTAGGGTTCCCGGTTGACCGGATGAAAGTTCCCCCATGCGGCTATTGGGAAAAGCGTTGGGGTGGTGGAATGTATGTCAAGGCCGGGTTGCCGGATATGCGGATCACTGTCAACGGAATTGCCCTTGAAGTGGAACTGAAGGCCACCAACGGAAGCCCTTCTGAACTTCAGAAGCGGAACATCAAACAGATCAACAGTTCGGAAGGGTTTGGGTTCATCCTGTACCCGGAAGGCTTTGATACATTCAAAACCATTGTGAAGGGGGTGAAAAAATGCAGTATTCACATAGCAAAGTTGAAACCTTTTGCAGATGCCCTTTCAAGTACAAAATGCGATATGTTGACCGGGTGGACACCTTGCCAAACACAGACGCAGACAACGCCCTGATCCTTGGCACCGCCCTTCACACGGGAATTGAAGAAGGTCTGGAACAGGCCCTTGAATTCTATCAAAACAGCTTCCCGGTGCTGACAGATGATCATATCACTGAAATGATCAAGCTGGAAGCCATGATTCCCAAGGCAAAAGCAATTTTGCCGCCCGGTGGAAAGTTTGAACTGACCATTTCCAATGCTGATTTCATTGGTTTCATGGATTATCTGGTTCCGGTGGATGGCCCCACATGGGGTGATCGCTTGGACGAACACGGGAAGTTTGCCCTTGCGGTGAGCGAACCAACAGAACAGTTCTTTGATTTATATGATTTCAAGTATTCCAACAATTCCAAAAGCTATTTTACTTCCGGGCAGTTGCATGAATACAAGTATTTCTATGAACTGACCCATCTCGGCCACCGGATCAGAAATATGTATTTTCTGTTTGTTCCCAAAGTGAAGATCAAGCAGAAGAAAACTGAAACCCTGATCCAATACCGGGAACGTCTACGGGAAGCCCTGAACGATGCTGAACCGTGGACAGAGCAAATTCAATTCAATCCGTTCAAAGTGGTGGATTTCCTGACCAATGTAAAACACGCAACGGAAGCCGCTGAATTCCCCAAGAACCCAAACCATTTTTGTGGTTGGTGTGAATATGAAGAATATTGTCAGAAAGGATGGGATTATATGTTACTTCCCAAGAATGAACGGCGTGATCTGAACGCCACCAAGAAGAAGGTTGTTTGGCTGTATGGCGCACCCTTCAGCGGCAAAACCTTTTTTGCCAATCAATTCCCTGATCCCCTTATGCTGAACACGGATGGAAACATCAAGTTTGTGGATGCGCCCTATATCGCTATCCGGGACACTGTAACGGTGGAGGGACGGATCACTAAGCGCAAACTGTCCTATGAAGTGTTCGTGGAAGCTGTGGACGAATTGGAGAAGAAGCAGAACGACTTCAAAACCATTGTGGTTGACCTGCTGGAAGATGTGTATGAGGCTTGCCGGGTGTATATCTGTGACCGTCAAGGTTGGAAGCATGAATCGGATGATTCTTTCAGGGCATGGGATATGGTCAGAAGTGAGTTCCTGAACACCTTGAAACGGCTGGTAAATCTGGACTATGAGAATATTATCTTGATCAGCCATGAGGACAGAAGCCGTGACTTGACCCGGAAGGGCGGGGACAAAATCAGTTCTATCAAGCCCAATCTTCAGGATAAGGTTGCCAACAAGGTTGCTGGTATGGTTGACCTTGTGGCCCGGATCGTGGCGGATGATAACGATCGGGTTCTTTCTTTCAAGACTTCGGAAGTGATCTTTGGTGGTGGGCGGTTGACTGTCCATAACAAAGAAATTCCGCTGGATTATGAAGCCTTCTGTGAAGTCTACGAGGAAGCCAACCAGAAGGCCGCAGGAGCCGTGAAGCGGGGCGGGAATATCCCTGTACCCCCAAAGCCTGAAACGCCTGACAGCGGCGAACAGCGGCCCAGCGAAAAGGCAAATACAACGCCTGATCCTGAAACGCCGGATGATGTGCCGATGGCGGTTAATACCGTTACCGGTGAAGTGATGGAAGATGGCGCAACAGTTCAGCTTTCCAAAGCTACTGAAGAACTGGCCCCCAAGATGGATGTGAACCCGCCCCGGCGCACCCGGAAGAAGCGTGAAGAATAATGGCCGATGTTCTAATGATTGGCGGTAAGCCTGAAACGATATTCACCGCCCGTGATTTTGAATATCTGGTAAACAAGTATATGGGCTATGAAGCCGCTGAATACTTCCGCCTATATGCCGAAAATGCAGATGAAGAAGTAAGAGCCGCCCAAGCCGGTGAAAATACCGATTTGGCAAGTTATGAAGCAAGCCTTGAAAGTAATACCAGAGCATTTCAGGATATTCAGGATGAAGCCGCCCGTATTATGGAGCAACTTCAGGCAAGCCGAATGAACCGGCGTAAAATTATTAATTCTGTCCGAGAAATCGGCAAGATCATACAAAATCAAATTTAGGAGGAAAATTTACTATGGCTATCGACTTTAGCAAGATTGATCGCACCGTTGATTTGAAGGGCCTTCAGGCCGATGTGGAAGAAGCCGTGAAGAACGGCGGCGGGGATTTCCCCACTATTCCCGCTGGACAGTATGATGTTCGGCTGGAAACGATGGAGATCAAGGGAACCAAGGCAGACCCCAACCGCCCCATGCTGGCCGTGTCCTTCAAGATTCTGGCCGGTGAGTATAAGAACCAGCGTCTTTTTATGAACCGTGTTCTGTACGGCACCAAGAACGATAAAAACATGATCGCTTCCGCTATGGGCTTCCTGAAAAGCCTTGATTCCGGGGTTCCCATTCAGTTCAGCGGGTATGGACAGTTTGCCCAGCTTGTCCTTGATGTGGCGGAAGCTATTGATGGCAAGCTGGAATATGCGGTGGAATATGATCCCGATGCGTTCAATTCCATCCATGTTTCTGAAGTTTTTGACGCTGAATCCTGATTTCTTTTGCACCTATCGAGCACTAATAGTGCTTGAATGCCGGGGCTTTGCCCCGGTTGGCCCCAAGGTGAAGCCTTCCCGTGGCGGGGCTGTTTCAACTGATTCACCAAAAATTTATAAGAAAGTGGGTGATACGGTGATTTTTTATGATTTTGAGGTGTTCGCCTATGA